CGATTTGAAAATGAACTAGCGAAACAACGGGGAACGGAGTTACACGAATTTGCATCGGAAGCTATCAACAAACGAATTAGGTTATTGCCTGGACATACACATCCAGCCTTAGCCAACTTTGTTAATGATGCAATAGGATTCAATATGGACAGCGAAGTCCTGTTATTTTACAGTCCTTATGCTTTTGGTACTGCGGATGCTATTCGATATGATCCTCCAAAGAAAGATAATCCTCGTGGATTCCTACGTATTCATGATTTAAAAACGGGGGTGACTAAACCAAAGATGGAACAATTGTTAGTGTATGCTGCATATTTCTGTCTTGAGTATTCTGTCAAACCCGAAAAGACAGACATGATTCTGCGTATTTATCAAGGGGATAACATTGATGAAGTAATTCCTGAGCCCGAAGATGTCTATGATATTATGCATAGCATTAAGGAATTCTCAGCATTACTTGAAAACAAACCGTGAGGTGAATGATGTCGGAAACTTTACAAGAGTACCTCGAACATAGAGGAACTCCACATCAAGGCTCCGTTCCTCACAGTGGTCGCTATGCTTGGGGTTCCGGAGATAATTTATACCAACGTGCAACTGGATGGTCTGATGTTGTGGCTAAATACCGCAAGACCGGATTGACAGACACGGAAATAGCGAACAAACTTGGCATATCTACAACAGAGTTTCGTAAGCGGAACAATATCGCTAAACAAGAGATTCGTAAGAACAATATCTCTCGAATCAATGAATTAGCAGATAAAGGATTCGGATCAATTGAGATATCTAGACAACTAGGTATTCCTGAATCCACTGTTCGTATGAATTTAAATGCTAAGGTTAAACACAACGTTACCAGAATGGAACAAGTCAAAGGCGACTTGGAGAAACTGGTAGGTAAGTATGACTACATTGATATTGGTTCTGGCTCGGCCCAGCAGCTAGGTATTAATGATAGTATGCTTAAACGTGCTACACAACAGTTAGAAGAAAAAGGTTATCATGTTCACAACATTTATGTTAAGAACGCAACCAATGACGCTCACTGGGTTGAGATGAAGGTCTTGTCTAAAGAACCTGATATTTCTGTAGTACGACAAAACAGAGATAAGATTACACCACCTCTTATTTATAAAGATGAACATGGTGTATCTCAACTAGGACTTAAGCCTATTCAGCACCTTGATTGGAAACGGGTGGGAATTAAGTACGATGAAGATGGAGGTACGGCAAAAGATGGGGTAATGCAACTAAGACCTGGAGTCAAAGATCTTGATCTAGGTAATTCGCATTATGCTCAGGTTCGCATTGGAGTTGGTGGAACTCATTATCTTAAAGGGATGGCTGTTTATGGAGATCCTAAAGACTTTCCAAAAGGTGTCGATGTTATTTTCAACACCAATAAGAAACGAGGAACTCCTCCAGAGAAAGTACTGAAACCTTTGAAAGATGATCCTGATAATCCATTTGGTGCAACTATTAAACCGGGCGGACAGAAAGGTGCAATCAATAAGGTTAATGAAGAAGGTGACTGGAATTCCTGGTCTAAAACTTTATCTTCTCAGTTCTTATCTAAACAACCACCCGCTCTTGTTAAGGATCGTATTGAAACAACATACAATAAACTTAAGAAAGAGTACGAAGAGATTTCTAAGTTAACGAATCCTGTTGTTAAAAAAGCCTTAATGAATGATTTCATTGATGGCTTAGATTCGAAACGACAGTCTCTCAAATTAACAGGGTTTGATCGAATGAAAGGTAAAGTGTTGTTACCTCTCGATGGTATTAAAGCTAACGAAGTATATGCTCCATCATTTAAGAATGGTGAGAAAGTAGTACTTGTTCGTTATCCTCATGGAGGAAGATTTGAATTACCAGAACTAACTGTTAATAATAAACTTGGAAGTGGTGCGGCTAAATTTATGCGCAATGCCAAAGACGCCATTGGTATAGATTCATCTGTTGCATCTAAACTTTCAGGGGCAGACTTTGATGGTGATTCTGTTATGGTTATTCCAAACAACAAGGGTCAAATTAAAACTGCTCGCTCATTGAAGGAGTTAAAGAACTTTGACACCAAAGCTTATTATACTCCTAAACCTCCGAAGATCGATACTCAAAAACAAATGGGCGAAGTATCTAATCTTATTACTGACATGACTATTAAGAACGCATCACAATCTGAGATTGCTCGTGCAGTACGACATTCAATGGTTGTTATTGATGCTGAGAAACATAGTCTTGATTATAAGAGATCTGAAAGAGAAAACGATATTGCATCTCTTAAAAAGAAATACCAATTGCATACCAATATTTTAACTGGTAGCAAAGGGACTGGAGCATCTACTCTTATTTCCTTGTCCAAGAGAAAGATATCTGAAACAGAGAAGGTAGAAATACACCGGTCTCCTGAAGAACTAGCAGCTAACCCAAGACTCAAACCAACAATTACTAAGACTGTTCGTGAGAAAGGAACAGAGAAAGCTATTGTTGATATGGTCGATGATGCTAAGAAGCTAGGTTCTGGTACGCCTATCGAGAACATGTATGGTAATTATATCAATGCTCTTGGTAAGCTACAACAAAAGGGTCGTGATCTAGTAGACAAGACTCCTAACATGCACATTAGTAAGGAAGCGAAGATTAAGTACAGACCTCAGCTAGAGTCTCTAGACAAGAAGCTTAGTGATGCTCTTATGAATGCTCCTAAAGAACGCCAAGCTCAACTGATTGCTAACAGAACCATTACATCTAAACGAACTCCTGACATGCAGCCAGACCAACTTAAGAAGCTTAAGCAACAATCTATTGCAGCAGCTCGTGTACAAGTTGGAGCTTCTGGTAAGAAGGTAAGGATTAGCATTGACGATGATGAGTGGGCAGCTATTCAAGCTGGTGCTGTGTCTACTAACAAACTAACACAGATCATTCGGTACTCAGATGCAGACAGGCTTAAGCAGTTAGCTACTCCTCGTAAGAGTGAGTCTATCTCATTAGCTAAAGCAAGTAGAGCTAAGGCCATGCTTCGTAATGGACACAGCTATGCTGAAGTATCTGAAGCTCTTGGTCTATCAGTTAGTTCCATCCAGAACATCGTAGAGTAAAGGAGGTAGTCAATGGACGAACAGTACGATGAAGTACTTGATGTCATGCTAACAACGTATGACAATCCATACAATCCCTTTACTCAATGGGATGAATGGTACAAGTATGATACAGACAATGACTACAATACGCCTGAGCTATTAGCTTTTGTCATGGGCAACACTGATGACTTGCTCGACATCACTGAAGAGCTTGGTGTGCAAGCAGCAGCAATCAATTGGATTGTTGACAATGGTCCAATCGAAAATGTTTGGACAACAATCAAACCAACTACCAAAACTCCTATTCGGCAGCCGACAGAAATAAAATAAAAAGTCTGTCGCAGCCATAGGGGGAGGGGTCACTACATTCCTTCCCTCTATACATCGCCCCACCACTTAAAAATAGCTCCGGAGTGAATTTTATCCTGAAATTGGGGTTATTCTGTGGTCAAACTAATCAACAAGGAGATCAAAGTATGCCGAATACGGTACAATCACACTTCGTAGAACTATTGAAGTGGGTGCTATCTCCTGAAGTGTTAACGCAGATAGGGTTTTATATTGGTATAGGAGGAAGCATCATAGGTTTTGGCACAAAAGTGTTCAAAAAATTATGGGCTAATTTGGAGAAAACACAAAATGATGAACTAGCAAGTCTAAAAGCATCTATTCAGAACTTAACAACTTCAGTAGAGAAGTACCAAAAGGATACTGAGCGAGAACTTTTACGAATACAAATAATCACGGGTATACATTCGGATAGATTATCCGTTCAAGAGGTATTAGCTTTGTATGATACATACTCATCGAAAGGATATAATTCATATGTTAGTCGTGTTGTTCATGATTATGTGGAAGAAAAAAGACAAGAAGGAAGAGGTCTAGACAATGACAGTCAATGATATTGTTAATTACATTACCTTACTGATTATCGTGGCCCCAGTTGTTATCCAATTGGTTCGTTATGTTGGTACTATTACTCATAACCGTAACCTTATCAACTTGGCAGATCGCGCACTAATCATCGTTACAAGTCTCGAGCAGCTTAAACTTGTTAATAACGCTGACAAGAAAGCTGAAGCTCTTCGTAAGCTAGCTACCTACGCTAAAGAAGTAGGTATCAAGTTGACTGAAGATCAAGCGGAAGACTATATCGAAAACGCTGTAGCCGAATTGCGTAAGCTTCAGGGTAAACTTAACAAGGAGGGATAATATATGCCTCGGAGAAAGAAAGAAATTCCTGAACTAAAGAAAGCGGCTACGCCAGAAGGTCGTATGAACCAACTTACAACGTTAGCTGTAGATTTAGCAGAAGAACAACTTCGTGCTGGAACTATTGCGCCTAGTACTTTAAACGTATTACTACGATACGGTACTGTGGAAAATGAGTTGGCGCTTGAAAATCTTAGATCTAAGAACAAACTTAACGCAAGTAAGGTTTCTCAAATAGAAACCGAAGTTAAAGGTCGAGGAGATAGTGAGGAGGTTCTTAATGCACTTCGAGGTTATGCCCCGTCAGATACATTCGACTGAGAAACGTATTCTTACTCGAGAAGATCTGAATTTATCATATAATGACATGGCTGCCCACAAAGAATGGGGTGATCGATTGAATTACCTATCTTTGTTTGATAAGGGCTATGTATCCCCTCGACAGTTTTCAAATCCATTTTATAAGTCAAGGATGTGGCGTAATCTTCGTGAAGAAATTATTGCCAGAGATATGGGTTATGACTTGGGTTGTCCAGGAGTTCCTATCGAGGGACCAATTATAGTTCATCATATGATTCCTTTGGTTGAAGATGATATACTAGATTGGAATGAATACTTACTTTTAAACCCGGATTTACTAATTTCGACGTCCATAGAGACGCATAACATCATCCATTACGGTAGAAGGGTTGAAGAGTTAGTTGAAAGAAAACCTGGAGACACAAACTTATGGTGAGGTGACGAATGTCAGAAACAACCATCTTATCTGAGGTTAAAGAAACTCTGGATTTTGCGGTTGCTGAGGACGATGGTTTCGATGATCGTTTACTATTAGAACTAGATGGACTAATCGGTGAACTGTCGCAGCTGACTTATGTCAAGGAGGACTTCGTCCTTACCAAAGATTCAAAATACGAACAATTACTTAAGAAGAATGATCCTAACTTACTTCGGTTGGTCAAGACATTTATCAACTTAAGTTTGCGACTCGTGTTTGATCCACCCGTGGGATCGGTTTTGACCTCATTAGAAAAATCTCGTGACCGGGCGGCTGTTCGGATCACTATGCAGAAGGAGCGGTACAATTCATATGAACCTTGATAATGAACTGTTACACGCCGTTCAATCTTGCGATTCCAAAGATATCATTGAGCACTTCGGAATCAAAGGAATGAAATGGGGACAACGTCTTCGCTCAAGACTAGCTGCTCATAAACAGCGAAAACTTGATAAGCGAACCAACAAGAGTCGTAATCGGGAATGGATGCACAAGTATGCCAATCGTTCGACGCTGAGCGATAAAGATTTACAACGTGCTGTCAACCGTTTAAGACTCGAGAATGACTTGGCAGAACAAGTCACTAGAACTACTAGAATTCACCAGAAGCCAAACAACGGTAATAGCTTCGCCAAAGATGTTGGTAGAGCATTAGTTGTTGATGGTGTTAAGGATGCTCGTCGTATTGTTACCAAAGAAGGTATTTCTTACATTAAGAACAATCCTGACAAAGTAGCTAAAGCTATTAGCGGCGTCCGGACATGGATGAATACATAAGGAGGTATTAGTCTGAGTGTTATCTAACAAAGCATATCCTCAGGAATATAGCAAATTCAAAGAACAAGTCTTGAGAGGTGAGATCCCAGTCAATCGATGGATATCATTACAAATGAATCGAATCGATTTCCTGATTGAGTCTCCGGATTATTTCTATGATGATCAAGCTATTGAGGGCTTTGTTCGATTTTGCGAGGATGAAATGACTCTAACCGATGGTAGTGATGTTACATTGTTACCATCATTTCGTGTATGGGCCGAAGATGCTTTGGCTTGGTATTACGAAAGCAATGACCGCGTGTTTAACCCTAAGACGGGTAGATGGGAAATGCGCAAAAGAATGAAACGTCTGACACGGAAACAATTCCTTATAGTTGGACGTGGTGCTGCTAAATCATTGTATTCTACGTTTTTACAGACGTATATGTTATTGATTGACCCGTCGACTACTCACCAGATAGTCACAGCACCAACAATGAAACAGGCCGAAGAAATTATGGCTCCTATTCGTACAGCCTTGTCTCGAGCAAAAGGTCCATTGATCAGATATATGGTCGAAGGATCTAAGATGACAGGTAACATGCAACAGAAACAGTTGTTAAGTAGTACGAAGAAGGGTATAGAAAACTTTGCCACAAACAGTTTATTAGAAGTAAGACCTATGTCTACTGATAGACTTCAAGGTTTGCGTTGTAAGTATGCCTCTGTAGATGAATGGCTCTCAGGAGAGATTCGTGAAGACGTTATAGGTCCTATAGAACAAGGGGCGTCCAAGAACACCAACTATTTGATTGTCGCTACTTCGTCAGAAGGTACAGCCCGGAATGGTGTTGGTGATACAATCAAAATGGAGTTAATGGACATACTAGAAGGTCGATACAACAATCCTCATGTATCTATATGGTACTATCGTCTGGACGATGTTCGTGAGGTTCCGTATCCAGAGACCTGGCTTAAAGCAAATCCTAACCTCGGTGTAACAGTTTCTTATGAAACATATCAAGCCGATGTTGAACGTGCAGAGACTCAACCAGCAACGAGAGCCGATATCCTTGCTAAAAGGTTCGGTATTCCTGTTGAAGGTTTCACATATTTCTTTGTCTATGAAGAAACAGAATTACACAGACCTCAAAACTTCGATGGACTCGTCTGCTCAATGGGCGCTGACTTATCACAAGGGGATGACTTCTGTGCTTTCACTTTTCTGTTTCCAATTGGTTACGGTAGATTTGGTGTAAAAACTAAATCCTATGTATCCGAAGCCAAATTAAAGAAACTCACTGCTGCGATGCGTAATAAATATGACGAATTGATAGCAGAAGGTACGCTAGTAGTTATACCTGGAGTACTTTTAGATATGAATAGAGTATATGATGACCTTTATGACTTCATTTTGGAACATAAATATGTTGTTTATACCCTCGGTTATGACCCATACAACTCTCGAGACTTCGTTCAACGATGGATTCGAGATAATGGTGAATTCGGTATCGAAAAAGTTATTCAAGGTGCTAAAACCGAAAGTGTACCTATGGGTGAACTTAAAAATCTAGCGTCAAATCGAATGTTAATATTCGATGAAGAACTAATGAAGTTTGCTATGGGTAATGCCGTAGCACTTCAAGACAACAATGGTAACTACAAATTGTCTAAACGGAGAGCGTCCGAGAAGATCGATAATGTAGCTGCCTTGATAGATGCCTGGGTGGCTTATACCCGCCACAGAGATCTATTCGACTAAATCGCAACGAAGGAGCAATATGGGAATAATGGATAACGTCAGACATGCTTGGAGTATGTTTGCAAAGAAGCCAAACGAACCCAGTCTTAGGGAAACCGATCCCAAGTATCAGCAAACCTTTGAACCGCGAGCGTTAAATCCGAATAGTACAATTCCACAAAGGACATATAAACGATCTTCGATCGCATCAATGATCTTTAACAGGATTGCTATGGATGCTTCAATGGTAACATATCAGCATGTCAAGATCGTAAATGATGGTATTGACGACTCTACTGCAAATCAAGTTGTTCAAACATCTAGTTTACAACGTTTGTTTGAAGTAGAAGCTAATATTGACCAGACTAGTACGGACTTTTTCCATGACCTAGTATTCTCTCTATTTGATGAGGGTGTAGTTGCTGTGGTTCCTATGACTGCTGATATAGATCCCAGTACGTCTGATTCGTATAATATCTCATCTATGAGGGTGGGAAAGGTTCTCGAATGGTATCCTACAAGAATACGTGTTCGAGTATATAACGAAAACAAAGGAGACTTCTCTGAAATAATTGTGCCTAAGAAAATGGTAGCGATTATTGAGAATCCCTTAAACTCCATTCTCGGAAATGAAAATCCGACTATGGATCGATTGATCCAAAAGTTATCAATTTTGGACAAACAGGATTTGGAGTTGGTATCTAATCGTTTGAACATGATTCTCCAATTACCATATCCTACTCGGGCAGATGTTTACAAAGACCAAGCCGAAAATCGTATTAAAGCGATTGAAAATCAGCTAAAAGATTCGAATCTTGGTATTGCATACATTTCGTCCGAAGAGAAGATCACTCAGTTAACAAGACAAATTTCTTCTACTCTTATGGAGGAGATCAAATACTTAACAGAGGAACTTCTCAATCAAATCGGTTTAACAAAGAACGTATTTAATGGTACTGCGTCCGCTTCGGAAATGCAAAACTATTATACACGTACTATAGAGCCGATTACTAAAAGAATACAAGAAGAATTCCAAAGAAAGTATATCACTAAAACTGGATATACCCAAGGTCATCGTATTGTGACATATACTGATCCATTTAAACTTGTTCCTACTGAACAGCTAGCAACCATTGGTGATACGCTTCTTCGAAATTCTATTCTTACACCTAATGAATTCCGTGCTATTATTGGTTATGGTCCATCATCCAATCCTTTGGCTAATGAACTGTATAACCGTAACATTGCGGATTCTAATCAAGGATATTCTTTGCCTGGGTCTGCTGAGTCCCCTGAAGGAGATTATGCTGAAACTGAAGAGGGTTACTACCCACCTGAAGAACAGTAAGAAACTTCAAAATCCAAGCAAATAAAATAGGAGGACACACATGGGAACTCATCCAGCTTATGACTTCGCCGGGTATGCAACACGAAATGATTTGCGTTGTACCGATGGGGTCACTATCAAGCATGGAGCTTTCGAGGATAATGACGGTAAAAAGGTTCCGCTAGTTTGGTCGCATGATCCTAGCACCCCAGAAAACGTTATTGGACACGTAATACTCCATCAAGACAGTGAAGGCATGTATTGTGAAGGTTACTTCAACTCTACACCAAATGCTGAAGCTGCTAAAGAGTTGGTACTACATGGAGATGTCATGTCAATGTCGATTGGGGCTAACCGCATTAAGCGTACGCCATCCAATGACGTTATTCATGGTAATATCTATGAAGTATCATTGGTAATTGCCGGGGCAAATCCTGGTGCTGTAATTACGGAAGTCATTCGACATTCCGAAAATCCTGAGGAAGGGGAAACCATCATTATGGAATCTAATGAAATCATCCATTCTGCTCGCGATATTCTTATCGGCGAAGCGAAGGGTAAACCATCGTTGTTAGATCGTATTCAGCATGCTGAAGAAGGTCAAGCAACCGCCGAGCTCGACAAAGTTTTGGAAACACTTACCCCAGAACAACAAGAAGCCGTTGCTCTTATTATCGACGCTGCTGCTGAAAGTGCTGCGGATGCTGCTGCTGAAGAAGTACTTAGCGAAATCGAAAAAGAACTTGCTACACCAGCAGAAGAAGACGATACTCCAGCTGAAGACGGAGATACTCCAGCTGAAATTGAACAAAAAGACAATGAAGGAGAAAAGTTAATGCATTTTAACGCTTTCGAAGGTGATACTCTCACTCATAGCCAAGCTGCTACTATCAAAGATCAACTTACTCATGCAATGAAAGTTGCTCAAGAATCAGGTCGCAAAGTTTCTCATGTTCTTTCTGAAATGGGACAAGACGAACTGAAACACTCAATGAACAATGTTGAATTGTTGTTCCCAGAACACACTCTTACTGGCGGTGGAGTACAAGTAATCTACTCTAACAACACTGCTACAGAACACATTCTTGGTGCTGTTACAAAAGTGCCTACTGCTTTTGTTAAATCTATCATGTCAGACCTGTCAGACCTTTCTGAAGAAAATCTTCGTGCAAAAGGTTACATCAAGGGTAACCAAAAGAAAGAACAAATCATTTCTTTCCTTACTCGTAAGACAGATCCTAAGACAATCTACAAGAAACAATCAATCGACCGTGATGATGCTATCGACATGGGTCAACAATTGAACGTCGCTGCTTTCTTCCAACAAGAAATGCGTATGAAACTGAACGACGAAATCGCTCAAGCAATCCTTGTAGGGGACGGACGTGCTACTGGCTCACAAGACAAGATCGATGAAACTAAGATTCGTCCAATCTCTAAAGATGACGACTTCTACACAATCAAGACTAAATACGATTCTAAAGTATTGCTTGATATCTTCGAAACTGTTGCTAACCAAAAGACTAAGATGCATGGTTCAGGAACTCCAACCCTTTATGTAAACCCAACATTCTTGGTTAAACTTCGCTTCTTGCGTAACAAGAACGAACAATGGGTGTTCGGTGGACAACAACCTGCTACTACAGAATACCTTGCTTCATTGTTTGGTGTTAAAGAAATCGTCGAAACTAACTTCTTGAAGGAAGATGAAATGATCATGGTTAACTTGGCAGACTACCAAGTAGGTACAAACCAAGGCGGTCAAGTAACTTCATTCGAAGACTTCGATATCGACTACAACAAACAGAAATACTTGATTGAAGCTCGTCTTTCAGGTGCTCTTGTACGTGCCAAAGCTGCTGTTTACTTCACACCTAAAGATGCTGCAGCTGTAGTTCCTGGCGGCTAATCATGAAGCTAACGGGCATAGCTGGGTTTGAACTTGATCAAGTCGAGCGCGAAGACATGCCCAGCGTTTTCGAGAGTAAAGTCGTGACTAAGAAGTTTCGCGGAGAGCTTCTCAGTCAGATTTGGCGTAATCAAAATAGCGACAAATCCACTAATGATAATTTGCTAAACAATAACAAAATCTCCCTTGTTATAAATAAGTTCTTCATGAGCAACATTGCAAATTTAAAATATGTG